TGCTTTAGCGGCTTATGGGCGTATCTGGGTAGCAGACATAGCAGGAGACCCACAGACGGTCTACTTCAGTCGCTTACTGGACGGATCAGACTTCCAAGGTGGAGACTCTGGCTCTCTGTCCTTGAACGCTGTCTTTCCTAACACAGACAAGATAGTAGCTATTGCAGCGCACAACGGATTCCTGATTATCTTTGGTCGTAATAACATTGCTGTCTATGCTAACCCAGTGGACGTGACTACATTAACATTGGCAGACTTCATCCCTAATGTTGGTTGTATTGCTAGAGATTCTGTACAGAGCACTGGTATGGATATCATCTTCTTGTCTGACTCTGGTATCCGTAGTCTTCAAAGGGTTATTCAAGAGAAGTCCCTACCTATGCGGGATATCTCCAAGAATGTACGGGATGAGCTTATGTCTAGCGTGGCTTCTGAGACAGCGGCTAACATCAAGTCTGTCTACTATGACAGGGATGCCTTTTACCTCCTCAGCCTGCCTATCACCAAGTCAGTGTACTGCTTTGACATGAGGACTCCTCTGCAGGATGGGGCGGCTAGGGTGACTACTTGGACCAGTATTGAACCTAAAGCTTTTATAGTGACCAACTCTAAAGACCTATACATTGGCAAGCCCGGATATATTGGTAAGTACTACGGTCACGCAGACAATGGGGCTGAGTATCGGTTTAGCTACTATACCAACTACTTTGACTTTGATCAGCCCACCTTAGAAAAGATCATGAAGCAGATTGGCTTTGTGGTTATTGGCGGTTCTAACCAAAACGTGGCTGTCAAGTGGGGCTTTGATTATAACGAAAATTACTTTGCTTTTACGAAAAGACTTGACACGGCAGTAGTTTACGAGTATAATATAGGTGAATATAATATTGCTGAGTTCTCAGACGGAATTGTACTGGACAAGTTCAAGATACAGGCTGGTGGCACAGGCTCTGTGATGCAGATTGGCCTAGAGGCTGAGATCAATGGTAACCCTATCTCTATTCAGCGGATTGATGTATATATTAAACAAGGAAAACAAGCATGAGTAACTATGTAAAAGCTACTAACTTTGCTGTCAAAGATGGCCTAGCCTCTGGCAACCCTTCTAAGATTATCAAGGGTACAGAGATTGATACCGAATATAACGCTATCGCCTCGGCTATTTCGTCTAAGGCTGACCTAAACAGCCCTACCTTCACAGGTACGCCAGCAGGCCCTACAGCCTCCTCTGGTACTAACACTACTCAGCTAGCCACTACAGCCTTTGTAACCACTGCTATAGCCGCTGCTACGGCTGCCCTAGTACCCTCTGGTATGATCATGATTTGGTCAGGCTCAGTAGGCTCTATACCGTCTGGATGGGTACTCTGTAACGGCTCTAATAGCACCCCAGATCTGCGTGATAAGTTTATTGTAGGTGCTGGGTCTACCTATGCCGTTGGAGGAACTGGAGGCTCTGCTAATGCCGTTGTAGTAAGCCATACACACACAGCAACTGTAACAGACCCCGGACACGCACACGGATATACTAGATATGGGGCATTACAGGTTCAAAGTGGAAGTGCTACTGCTTGTTGGACTGGTACAACTACTCAACAAACTTCTTCAGTTACAACTGGTGTCACTGTTGCTAACAGCACAGAAGGTGTATCAGGCAACAACGCTAACCTACCACCGTACTATGCTCTTTGCTACATTATGAAGACATGATTAAACATCATTTCTCAGATAACCTATACGCTAAGGAAACTGTATTTCCAAAAGGAACACAGATTATTCAGCATAAACACAAGTATGATCATCTGTCCATACTTGCTAAAGGTAAAGTAAAAGTTGTAATAGATGATGAAGTTCTTGATATTCAAGCACCATATTGTTTTAATATCAAAGCCAATAAACATCATGGTATTTTAGCATTAGAGGATTGTGTTTGGTACTGTATTCATTCTACGGATGAGACAGATGTTAATAAAATTGATGAAGTTTTAATTAAGGAGTAGTATTATGCCTGCATTTATTGCCGCTGGCGCAAGTGTACTTGGTGGTTACTTATCTGGAAAGTCTGCTGAAAGAGCTGCTAGTACATCAGCAGGAGCACAATTAGAAGCAGCTAGGATAGCCGCTGAAGAGCAGAGGTTCAGACCAGTAGGAATGTCTACTAGGTTTGGTACTTCTCAGTTTCAGTTTGGTCCTGAAGGCAGATTAACTGGAGCAGGTTACACAGCTTCTCCAGAGATTCAAGCACTGCAAAACAGGCTATCTGCTCTATATGGAACAAGCTTAGGACAAGCAGAACAAGCACAAACCTTGGGTGCTCCTCTTGGTGCTGCTGGTCAAGGTCTCTTTGGGCTAGGCTCTCAGTACTTGGCTACGTCTCCTGAAGCTGCTAGACAGCAGTATATAAGAGAGCAACAGGATCTTCTGAGAGCACCTCGGATGGAAGAAGAGCAACGGTTAGCCGCCTCTGTCTTTGGTCGTGGTCGTGCTGGTCTTAATGTAGGTGCTACTGGACAGCCAGAGTTAGCTGCTCTAGCTGGTGCTCGTAGGCAACAAGACTTAGCACTGGCTGCTAATGCTGAACAAGCTGCTCAACAGCGTCTTGGCTTTGGTGCTGGTCTCTTTGGTACTGGTGCTAATCTGTTAGGTACTCAGTACGGATTACAGACTCAGGCACTGGCTCCGTTCCAGCAACAGTTTGGAGTATCTCAGTTGCTTGAGCAAGCTGCACAACAGCCTCTGGATATCGGCGCTCAGTTAGGTGGTCGTACTGCTACTGCTGGTGCTAATGTTGGTCAGACTCTCCTCTCTGGTGGCTTAGGTGCTGCACAGACTCAGCTACAAGGTTCCTTAGTTGGTCCATCATTAATGGCACAGAATATTTCTGGATTTGGGCAGAACTATTTACAAAACAGGCAACAGCAACAATTATTAGATAAGCTGTTAGGAAGCCGCACTAGTAGTTCTGGTTTTGGTTCTGGTTCGTCTTCAACTTTAGGTGCAAATTATTTTCCTTCGATGGAAGACTATTCTTATTAATTAAGGAACAAACATGGCTACTCAATCTTTATTTGGCCCTTCTCCTGCTGAAATTATATTTGCTCAGCAAAAAGAAGCTCAGCAACAAAATATGCTGCGTAACCAGCAAATTTCACAGCAAGGGCAGCAGTTTGGCGTGTTTGCGCCTCTGTACCAAGCAGGTTTAAGGTTTGGTGATGTAGCTTCTCAGGCGGCTATGCAGGGTTTATTTCCTCAACAGACAGATCCTCGGCTACAAGAGGCTACAGCAGTTCAGGCTGTTCTATCTAAATATGCTGATCAAGATCAGAGTAATCCTTTAACATTAGAAAAAATAGGCAGAGACTTAATGCCTGTTGCTCCTGATGCTGGTATTCGTGCTCTTACATTAGCTAAACAACTGACAAAAGACGACAAACTTACTATAGTTTCGCCGGGAGCTTCTGCAATAACTGGAAAAGGAGAAGTAGTATATACGGCTCCTGAAAAAGTTAAACCTACTAAAATAGGACTAACAGACCAAGCTGTAACACTACCCAGCGGTCAACTACTTTCTAAAGGTCAAGCTGTGTATCAGGAAGGTGATCAACAGTATATTTTAGGGCCTAATAACGCTAGGGTTAATGTTGGTGGTATTCCGTTACAAGGTGCTGCTGGTACTAAGATTGAACTTGGTCTTGGTGACTTGATGAATCAAATGTTTGCAAAAGCCGAAGGAAAAGATAAAGGAGAAGCTTGGGTTAAAGCAGGAACAGCTTATAGAGACAATGCACAAATTATAGGTACTATTGATGAGTTTAAAAAGATAGCTCCAAACGCATTTACAGGACTTGGTGCAGAAGCACAAAAGAACGTATCTAAGGCTTTTAGTGCAATCGGCGTTCCTATATCTGAAAAAGCTAGTAATACTGAACAATTACAAGCGTTCCAAAGTCAGTTTGTTCAAAAAATTGCTAAGAACTTCCCCGGATCACAAGCGGTTAAAGAACTTGAACAGTTAATTGCTAGTCAACCAAACGTAAAACAACAGCTTCCTACAATTCTTAAACTGTTAGACAAGTTCCGTGATGAGCGTTTAGCAGATTAATTAACTTACCAACAATTAGCTAAACTTCCGCAAAAAGAACGATATGAAACGGATTCTAATATTTTAGCAGTAAATAATTTTAATAAGATTAAAAAGTATCGTGTGTATCAAGATTTAGCTAGAA